CATATCCTGAGATTCCTAGATCAGCAGAGTTCATGCTCAATCTTCAAAATACAGAGGCTGAGAGCCTCACAGGGGTTAGAGCATTCAATTCTAGTACATCAGGCGCATCTCTAGGAACTACCGCTACAGCCGTTAGGAGTGCTTTAGATGCTACCTCTAAAAGAGAGCTTGGTATTCTACGTAGATTAGCGGAATGTGTTAAACAGATAGGACGTAAATTCATATCTATGAATGCTGAGTTCTTATCTGAAGAAGAAGTTATTAGGATTACAAATGAGGAGTTTGTAACGGTACGTAGAGATGATTTACCTGGTAACTTTGATCTTAGGTTAACTATTAGTACCGCAGAAGCAGATAACGATAAAGCTCAAGAATTAAGCTTCATGTTACAGACTCTTGGTAATACTATTGGATTAGAATTTAGTCAGGTTATCTTAGCTGATATAGCTAGATTACGTAAGATGCCTTCCCTTGCTAAGAAGATTGAGGAGTTCCAACCTACTCCTGATCCTATGGAACAGAAGAGAGTTGAATTAGAACTTCAGTTACTACAAGCTCAAATAGCTAATGAGCAAGCTAAAGCAGCAGAAAATACTGTTGATATAGATCTTAAGACAGCTAAGACTGAGACTGAACTAGCTAAGACTCGTGGACTCCATAGTCAAGCAGATAAGACTGACTTGGATTACTTGGAACAACAAAGTTCTACTACACATAATAGAGAGATCGATAAGTTAGAGACTAAAGGTAAGACTAAGTTAGACGAACTAGCAGCAGGTGCTATATTGCCTAATAATAGTTCTGATGCTATATAGAATATAAGTAGAATTAATGTATACTTCTACTCCAATACTTAGTTCCATACTGGAACAAGGACACAAAGAGAGAATACTATGAGTACTGAAGAACAGTTAGAAAAGATTGAAATTAGTATTGAAGAAGCTACTAAAGCAGTAGATTTATTTAATTCATTACAAAGATTGAATACTAATCCTGACTTTAAGAAAGTTATGTTAGATGGTTACTTCAGTGAAGAATGTGTTCGGTTAGTACTTTTAAAAGCTGACCATGAAATGCGTGATGAAGACAGGCAAAACCAAATTATTAAGAGCATTGATGCAATTGGACATACTAGAACTTACTTAAGAACGATTATGCAATTAGGTCAAATGGCTGCGCGGAGCCTAGAAGCAGATAAAGGCACCCGAGAAGACCTTAGAAACGAACAAGCATAATAACTACTAGATAGGTACTACTATGGCAGATGCAAGTGAAGAAGAGACTTCCACCAATGCATTGGAGTTATCAGATGAAGAGTTTGCTAATTTAGACTTTGATTCCTTACCTGAAGGGGAAGAGAATACATCTGAAGAAGAAAAAGAAGAAGAGACTGATGAAGATGAGGAGGAGGAAACTACCTCCTCTGAAACTACTGAAGAAACTGGTGATGAGAACTCCGAAGAAGCAGAAGAGGAGGCTGGTACAGCCGTATCTGATGCATCTGAGGAGGATACTGAGGAAGAGGAGGGTGATGATACTGATCCTAAATCTAAAAGCTCTACAACGGCTAAGAAAGAGCCTGTAGAGGAATCCGATAGTGAAGGAGGTGATCCAGAGTCTAAGACTTCTTCTGATATTAACTATGAAGAAGCCTACAAGAAACTACTTGCACCATTTAAAGCTAATGGTAAAGATATCCAAGTAGCTAATGTAGAAGATGCAATTACTCTTATGCAGATGGGAGCTAATTACAATAAGAAGATGGCTGGATTAAAACCCAACCTAAAACTTCTTAAGATGTTGGAAAATAACAATCTATTAGAAGAGGATAAACTATCCTTTTTGATAGACCTGGATAAAAAGAATCCAGAAGCTGTCGCTAGGCTAATGAAGGAAAGTGGTATAGATCCGTTAGACATCGATAAAGATGCACCTGATACCTATACCCCTAATACTTACACTGTAGATGATAGAAGTGTGGAACTGGATGGAATACTTGACGAAATCAAGGACACGAAATCCTATAATGAAACGCTGGATATTATCGGCAATAAGTGGGATGCCGCAAGTAAAGAAGTACTGATTAATAATCCAAGTATTATTAAAGTTATCAATGATCATGTTGAATCTGGTGCATACCAGCAAATCAAACAGGTTATGGATACTGAGAAGATGTTTGGGAGGTTAAATGGACTATCTGATTTAGAAGCTTATAAGCAAGTAGGAGATTCAATCAATGCTAAAGGTGGGTTTAAGCCAAATGCTGAAACTACTCCAAGTATATTAGATAAAACTATTGCTAAGTCTAAATCGAAATCTTCGGACACTAAACTTAAGAGTCGAAAGAAAGCTGCAAGTTCTACAAAGAATACCAGCAAGACAAGTAAAGAAGACTTTAATCCTCTAGCTATGTCAGATGAGGAATTTGAGAAGATGTCTGCCGGTAAATTTATTTAAATTTAATACGGTGAATAGTTATGCCTCAAGTATATGGAACAGGAAGTAATTCTACTGTAGGAACTCAGATTCGTACAGATTACTTCAACAAGAAAGCTCTAGTAGAAGCCGCTAAGGAAGCTTATTTTGGTCAACTAGCTAATACTATTGCTATGCCTAAGAACATGGGTAAGACAATTAAACAATATCACTACCTTCCGATCCTAGATGATCGTAACTTAAATGACCAAGGTATTGATGCTGCTGGTGCATTGGCCTCTGCTGGTGTTGCTGGAGCTGTGAATACTCACCCATTCATTGCTGCGGTTAGTGTATTGCCTCAAGGTCAGCCTGTTAGTCAGACTATGTACTTTCGAGCTGATAATGCTACTTCAGATGCTTTGGCTCTTGAAGAAGCACAAGGTAAGTTTGTAGCTTGGGCATTGGGAGAGGGTTTCTCTGGTATCACAGATATTGATGGTACTGCTACCTCCGGTGATATCGCTACAGCATATGGTGAATTGACTGATGGATCACCTGATGCCGCATCTGCTGATGCTGCTGGTGGTGTTAGTGGTACTCTCCCATATGTGGTTAATGAGATTGCTGGTTCGAGTACAACTCTATATGGTAACTTGTATGGATCATCTAAGGATATAGGTACTATAACTTCTAAGATACCTGCTCTTACTGAAACAGGTGGACGTGTTAACCGGATTGGTATGAAGCGTATCGATTTGGAAGGTACTCTTAATAAGTTCGGTACTTTCACTGAATACACTAAAGAATCTCTAGATTTTGATTCAGATTCTGAATTGCTATCCCATCTTACTGGTGAGGTAGTTAAAGCAGCTAATGAGCAAACTGAAGATCAGCTTCAAATTGATCTTATTAACTCTGCTGGTGTTATTAGGTATGCAGGCACTGCTACATCTATTGCAACTTTGCAAGGTGATGATACCTCTAGTCCATTTGCAGCAGGTAATCTTAACGATGCTGTTAACTACGATGACCTAGTTAAGTTAGCCATCGAGCTTGATAATAACCGGACTCCTAAGTCTACTAAAGTTATTACCGGTTCACGTATGGTAGATACTCAGGTGGTTAACGCTGCTCGATATATCTATATTGGATCTGAGATGCAGTCTACCATTATGCGTATGACTGATTATCATGGAGTTAAGGCATTTATCCCTGTAGCTAAATATGGTTCTGCTGGAACTATTGCTAGAGGTGAGTTTGGTGCCATTGATAATTTCCGGTTCATTGTTGTACCTGAGATGATGCATCGTGAAGCTGCTGGTGCTGCTGTAGGCGCTACTGAGGAAGAGACTACATCTTTCCGCTATAGTGTTGATGCAGACTCTGATGGCTTGTTTTATAACGCCTATCCTATGTTGGTTGTAGGTGATGGCTCCTTCACTACTATTGGTTTCCAAACTGATGGTAAGACTGTGAAGTTTAAGACTAAGCATGTTACACCAGAGAATAACTATTCATCTGATGATCCATACGGTGAAACTGGATTCTTTAGTATCAAATGGTACTACGGTTTCATGGTTCTTAGACCGGAGCGTCTTGCTATCCTCTGGTCAGTCGCGGAATGGTAAACTTGACGTAGTGTACTGGTAGTACCTGCCCCTTTCTATATGATTGGGGCAGTTTAATTAACATAATACATCCAACAAAAACCTACTTAAGTAGAGAGTATTAAAATGAGTGAAGATATTGAATCCAATGATAGTGAAGAAGAGATTGTTACTGGAGAGTTAGATAGAACTCCTAATGAGTTAGATATTCTTAAAGCAGAGGCTAATGAATTAGGTGTTACATTCCATCCTAAGATTGGTGTAGCTAAGCTTAAGATTAAGATTACTGAATACATTAAAGCTTCTGAAGTTCCAGTTAAACCTAAAGCTCCAACAATCAAACCAGTTATCCCCCAATCAATTGATCATGATGAATATAAAAGATTATCCCTAAAAGAGAGAAAGAAACGTGCAGGGAGTCTTATTCGCATTAATGTAGTCTCAATGAATCCTGATAAGAAAGGTTGGGAAGGTGAGATTATGTCTGTTGGATCAGCTAAATTAGGTACATATAAAAAGTATGTATTGTTCAATACTTCTGATGGTTGGCATGTTCCTTATATTATCTATGAAGCAATGAAAGATCGTAAGTGCAGTGTCTTTATTACAGTTAAAGATCACTTAGGTAAAAAAATACGTAAAGGTAAGTTAATTAATGAGTTTAATATTGAAGTACTCCCTCCACTAACCAAAGTAGAGCTTAAAGAATTGGCTCAACGTCAGGCTATGGCCGGTACACTTACAGAAGAGTAATAATAGAATATGGCTACTATTGATATAACAGATATTGTTACTGATGATATTAAAGGTAATGGCTCTTTCGATTCCCTTATGCAAGCCATTGAGTTACGTCTACGTGCTCAATATGATGCAGGTAGGATAAAGGGTAGTGATTACGCTAATGTCTACCTAGGGGCAATACAGAGCGCCTTACAGCAATCCATTGCTTTTACACTTGGAGTACAGCAAGCAGATAAGCAAGCTGATTTAATATCTACTGAGATAGCTGCTTTAGTAGCCGATACTTCTAGGCAGGATTTACTGTCTACTCCTCAAATAGCCAAGATGGAAGCAGAGTCTAATTTAATGGCTCAAAAGGTATTATCTGAGCAGGCACAGACTATTGCTATAGCAGCAGATACTGCACGTAATGATGCATTATCTGTGGAGCAGATAGATAAACTCCAATCAGAAGACTTATTAATCCAAGAACAGATTACTAGTTCTATTGCAGATACTGTTAGAAATGATGCTATCTCTGAAGAACAAGTAGATAAGCTCCAGTCTGAAGACCTACTTATCCAAGAGAATATTACTAGCTCTATAGCCAGTACTGTTGCTCAGGTTGCAAATACAGTTAGAGAGGATTCTCTTTCTGCACAGCAGTTAATTAAAATGGTTAATGAAACTGCTTTAGTTGCCGAACAAACTGTAACTGAGGTAACAAATAATGCAGCAACACTCGCACAAACCGCTAGAGAGGATTCTTTAGCTACTGAACAAGTTATTAAAATACAAGAAGAGGTGGATTTACTTGAGGCTAAGGATCTTACAGAAGCTGCTCAATTAGCAGAAGTTATTGCTAGTACTATTAGAGATGATGCCATATCTGTAGCACAGATATCTAAAACAGAAGAAGAGCAGAACTTACTAGAATCTAAAGTAAGGACTGAACAAGCTCAAACAGTAGATAGCCTTACTGGAGGTGCTCCTGTAGGCGGTGTTATAGGTAAGCAGAATACACTATATGCAAACCAGGCAGAGGGATTCTTACGCCATGCTGAGCAGCAAGCAATTAAACCCTTTATTGATATGTGGACTATAGCTAAAAATGCTGCACCAAATGATACTACCTTGGCTACACCATTCAATATAAGCCAATCTACTATGGATAGAGTATTGGAGAATATTGCTGATAAGGGTGGATTAGCTACAATAGGTGAATTAGGTAATAAAGCTCCAGATCCACAGAAAATACCTATAGAGTTTATTAGCTTTAGTTCAGGTGGATCTGGAACTAACTGGACTACCTCTATGATTATAGTAATTGGTACATCTGGTAGGGAGTTATTAGGTACAGATGATATAGTAACTATTAAAGGTTTTGATGAACATCCTGAATTAGATGCGCAATCATTCACTTTAACTAATCAAGCCCCTACAACAGTAACCGGGGTAATTTCTACTACTTATAACGTAGCAACATCACCTCCATCTAGTTTTATTGGCACGTATATAGAAGCATAC